CGTATGAAAACTACATGTGTCAAGTGTGTAGCGTTATGACACTTTCGACAGAGACAACGAAGACCAACCAGCTTCTGTATATGCTTCTCATCGTCATAACTCCATACCTCATGACAATGCACCTCTACGTTACTTGCCAAACATATCTCACAGCAATAATTCGCTCTAGCATACACCTTGTGACGCAAAGTATCCCATTGCTCATGTGTCAATTGACTTCTGAGATTTCTACCAGTGGTGGTTAAAGGTATGAGTTCAATACTCAAGCGCAAATCAGATTCTCTTGGCAGATTCTCTGGTAGATTGCTAGTGAAATCGACTTTAATTGGTGGGGTCATTTTGCTCTGACTACCTTCTGTTTAAACGCACATTCAGATATAACACACATCAATGATGATGTCGACGTTTCTACAGATTGACACGCTTCGATAGAGTCATATGGTGGCGTGAATAGTTTGCATGCCATATAACCGTGTTCATTCATCCATTCGTACTTACAGTCTTGACATGGGCTTACATAGATGTCATTGCATGCTTCCCACGTAATTGAATTAACATGTATTTTACCTAAATCAATTGCCTCACCGATTGTGTTCATGTATTGCATCACCTCATCTGCTGAACGTACTTCCTATATGGCTTGATTTCTTTGTGCTTTTTCAGGTAGTAAATCCCATGCCTTACAGCGTCCATTTCATGGATGCACGTGTTGGGTATTTTTGCTACTTTAATTGACTTACAGGATGGCTGTTGCTCAATATATTCAATCTCGAAATACTCACAGACGGCTTTGATATAGCCAATGACTTGGACTGTTAATAGCTCACTACCAGCAAGTGCTAAAGCAACTCCACGTCGTAATCGAAACGACTCGATTATCACAGTGTCTATACCAAAGCCCTTAATGCTTAAGTATTCCCCTATTTTGTCCCACACACCTTCCCATGTATGGAATGTACCAGTTTCAATCACACCATCTTCGAAAAAAGACCAACCTGTAGTTTCGCCTGGGTCGAATACAAGGATGTTAGTCACTTAGCTTTTACCTTTTCCCTTCTGATTTCTAGCGACGCATGCTCTCAGCGACTGCTCCTCATATAGTCGCGTGCTTCCTAGATTTATTGTTAGTATCCGCTCTGAAGCACGCCATATTGCTAATATCTCAGGTGTAACACCAGGTATTTCACATGCCTCTGACTCGTTATAGAACACTTTACGTCCCCACTTAGTGGGCATCTGCATAATCCTCCATTACTATAGTTGAATCGACTCCCTGTTTTCAATTTTCTCGCTGAGTGGCATTTCATTTATTTTCTTCGCAATCTTCGCTAATGCCTTGTGTATCGCTAAGTTCTTACCCTTTTCTGCATCCCATTCGTCACACGAGGCAGGACGCATCCTGATGAATCCAAACGTCTGTATTAGTGGATAGTTAATGTGTCTCAAGATTACCCTTACCGCTGTGCGTGGACATTCCTGCCAGCAATCTACCGTCATATCACCGTCGTTTGATTCATACAAATCCCAAAGCCACTGGAGTAAGTCATTGTTATTCGTCGTCACTGCATGGCCTCCATTTCTTCATCTCTGTCTTTGAGTAGTTGTATCCAACTTCTGTGTCCACCTCAAATGGTATTGCGTCATTAAACATTACCCTCGGTATTTCAAGCATTGTTTCAGTAACTCTCTGTACAACTTCATCCAAATAGTCTTTGTGAACGTTCAGGAGAATGCTATCATAGGTAGGAAAATATATCCAACTATCATAGTCATGAATCCATTTATTGACCTCTATAAGACTAAGTGTCGTTAAGTCTGAACTGGTTCCTTGTACAGGTGCATTTACAGCCTGGCGCAAAATCTCTGCTAGATTGTCATAGTCAATGTAAGGAAAGCGTCTACGTCTACCTGTTGGTGTAGTGACATACCCCTGTTTACGTGCAAGTAGTTGTTCGCGTTCAATCCACTCTCTAACACCAAGCTTGTCTTTAACACGCTGTTGAACCTCAAGTGCTTGCTCGACTGAAATTCCTAGCACCTCAGCCAATTTGTATGGGCCTGCGCCATAGAATGTGCCAAAGTTCACAGACTTAGCGAATACTCGTTGTGTTGCATTGTTATACTCATCGCCGAAGATAACTTTGCCAATCAGTGCATGTACATCTTCTCCAGCTTTAAATGCTGCTGAGAGAACTTTTGAGTTCGCTAGTGCAGCACCAGTACGCAACTCTGCACCACTATAGTCAATAGATACCAATATATGGTTGGCAGTTGGTATCACCAAACTTCTAAGTGGGCCACCACGTTTCATGTTGAACACGTTGGGCTTACTACTAGACCATCTACCTGTCACTGTTCCGTGAATTAAATATCCGGGATGTATCATCCCATCAGATTCAGGTGTATAGTTTCTCAGGTATGTTCTTGCAAGCTGTTGATTCTCTCTGTAACGTAGTAGTAGTCCTGCAAATTCTTTACATGAATAATTCCAATGTGCTAACCGCTGAAGTTGTGCCTTTGCTGTAGTATTCTCTTTAACGCTCGCAGCCATAGCCGTTATATCTTCTTTTGGAATTGGTTTGCTATGACTGAACGTTGGCGCTTCATAGAACTCGTACAATATCTCCTGCGTTTGTTTGAATGAACGTGGGTTATACTTTGGTCTGTTTGTCATGTCCCGCATAATTAGCGTGAGGTAATAGTTGTCGCGCATAAGTTTATTGTACAAACTGCTACGCTTTACTTCATCTATGTATACGCCATCAACAGTCATATCAACGATTGCATTTGCTGAAGGTATGAGCAATGTAGTATACATGCGCTCAAGGTCTTCATCTGCTGCTACTTGTGGGCGCAAATGCTCCCACAATTTGTAGCCATAGATAGTATCCAGCGCATTATAATGCCATAGAAGATTTTTTGGAAGTGCACTGTACTCTCTACTGTCTGGCTCTTTGACGTATTTCTTGACATCAATCTCCCAATCTGGGAAATGTAAAATGCGCTGAACCAATCCTTTCAACCCATGAATTCTTCCACGCTCATCTAGTGCATAGCTCAATAGCATTGAGTCTTCGGAAATCACAGGGTGTACATTGAGCATGGAATAACAACGCGACACATCAAATTGTGTGTTGTGACCACCCCATTTTAATGGAGCATACTGCGCTGTTTTACGTAGTTCCAGCAGTGATGCGTTAGTTAATGCACTCGAATCAACAACTACTGCACTGTTTGTGTCTGTCGAAAATGAGATACATAGTATCGAATCGTCGCGCACCTTTAGGCCTGTTGTCTCAATGTCAAAGTACACAAATTTGAATTGGCGCAGGTGTTTGAAGAAGCGGGCTGCTTTTATTGGATTGGTAATAACGGATATGGCAAAGTCTTCGTTTTCGCCTTCGTTTTTGTTTTCGTCTTCGCCTTCACCTTCATCTGGTTGTGTTACTGATGTTAAGGACAAAGCTACCTCAAGGTCATTAATAAAGTCAGGCCAAAGGTCATAGCGGCGCAAAATGTATGCAGGGTGAAATACTGGTACCAACGTCCACCCTTTGTACTTGCGTACGATTCCACGCTCTCTAGTTATACCTCTAGCCTTTGGGAAGAAGAACTTGAGCGGAACGTTACCAAGCGTTATAATTGTGTCAACCCCGTGCTCAACGATCTCTTGTTCAAGTGTAACACCACAAGCACGAGCCTCTTTAATCGTTGGCTTCCTGTTACCCTTTGGCCGGCATTTACATACATTTGAATAATAGAATGTGTCATCCCTATAGCCCAGCTTACGCAATGCCATGCGAAGTAACTTGCCGCTTCTACCAACAAAGGGCTTATGTTTCAAAACTTCAACAGCGCCAGGGCCTTCCCCAATTAAAGCAACACTACACTTCTTGGGGCCAAACGGAGGCACATAATAGCGTTTCCGCCTTGGGTTCAGCGAACAATGTTCACAGTCTGGGTGCACAGACGTTTCGATAATAGCCTCAGGATTGAGATGTGTTAACTTCATCAATTAGTCTTTCTTGCTCGTGTGTGGCTGCCCATTACTTTTTTACTTTCTCAGTTTGACTATAACCTGTTTAACATTTAATGTGTCTGGAACATCAAAGCCAGCCTCAAAACACTTCTCAATATCAAAACCAAATACGTAATATGTTGTACCGCTTATACTCATATTTCTGGGTGTTAGAATATAACTATTTGGGTTCGTTGCCTCACGTCTAAGTAAGCGGAGCTCTGATGATATAGATTTGTAGGTGAAAACCTCATCGTGTCGTTGAAGTCTGAACTTACGCCACCAATCATATGCCTGTCTCAGCTGAACCCATAGTATTTTACCTTCGTTAGTTACTCTATATGGAAACTCATCCGTAGCGTTAGATACCTCATTGATTATGTCCACGATGAACTCGTCTGCCATAAGGTAACCACGTTGCAGTGCAACGTTTTGTATTTCTGAGAGAGATGGCCCAAGAAAGCTTGCATTTGGAATGTGTATGTTAACTCCATAGTTCTTAAGGAAAGATTGAAAAAACTTTGTGCCTAAAAGTACTACTGCACAGTTTCTTCTAACTCTCTCATCTGCTATGTTTGACATATTTTTGTCAATTTCATCACAGCAGGTACTGAACATCGCGTCCACATCTGTAAGACGTTGTGCAAGTGTGTATTGAATGTACTTGGGTGCGAATAAGCCCAGTGGCAGTTTTGTAATCTCAACAAATGCTTTTTGGTGTGTACTATCTCTTACAGACAAGGGATTCATACTGACTATGATGGCACGTCGGCGTATTGCTTTGTCAGATACGACATCTTCACCGCTTAAAACAATAGGCGCTTGGAATTTGTACTCGATTGTGTACTGCTCTCGCGTGCCACGTACATCTTCAGCCGAATCATAAGCTAATAATAACATCCTGCGTAGTGCTTTGAAGGACGCTACGCCTAAAAGTGATTGGCGGAATTCAGCCAGTGAAATTGGCACTGTATTCGTTGATGACATTAGAGCCATAAGTGCAAATGATGTAGTGTCACAATCATGTGAATGTGCTGGTTCTCTGTAACCAAGTAATGGTAAGAAAATGCTTTCCACAGTTGATGTTTTTCCAGCACCAGTGCTACCGTAGATAGCCAAATGAGGAAATGGTACACGTAATGCTTTTAACAGTGTTTTAAATGGTGTAGCCATGAACCAACCAAGCATAGCCCATACTACAAAAGGAGTATTTAGATTTGGTATATGCTTAGCTAGTGGCGTAAGGAGGTCTATTAGTTCGTCATCACCAGGTATGTATGACATTGTGACATCTGGTTTTGTTCTACCAGTGTCAATGTATAGAATACCAGCCTCGAACATATTTAATGTTTTATCTTCACTAAGTACAGTGTCTGGTGTTACCCAGTAATTGCCATGTCGCCCAATCACATCAGTTGCAAGTGATTTCTCTGCTCCTAAGATTTGCCATTGTGCTGTAATATGTGGTAGTAAAAAGCGCACATCTTTATCTGTTCCAAGCCATGCCCAAGCTGCACGAGAGAGCTTTTTGGATAAAGTGCTCACGCTTTGAAATGCACTCTTAGGCAGACGTACTCCTTTCCACACTTCTCCCTGTGATCTTATGTTACCTATGAATGTATCTTCAGCTGCTCCCTCTAGGAGCAATAGAGGTTCAAATACAAACGTGGATACGATTTCACTACCACCACGTTTATTTACGAAATAACAATCACCCTTTTCGGCGTATATGTGTGCCAACTTAATAGAGCTACCATCACCGGTAGGTCTATTAAGTAAATTCTTTACACTTCGGCCACCAACTGCTTTTTCAGCAAATAGTGTCTTTATACCTGCGTTGGATACACCAGTGTTGTGTAGTTCTAGTGATACCTTCCAACCTTGTGCTTCAACGTTATTACCCTCTGATGCAGTATTTATAGCGTGCTTTATATCATCTGATAAGTGCAAAAGCACACGTATGTCGTCGTGTGTAAAAGTTAAATCTGCTCTATCTCTAACTAGGTTAGCCTTTACGTCCTTTTGCACTTTAGCAATTCGGCTACCTGGTATAATATGCCTTGTCTTGAGTACGGGTGCATTTAATGCAACACGCATCAGTGTTGTTATCTCATGCGCTGTATCACTATTAATATGCTCAGTTAGCACCCAATACGTTTGAAGTGAAAGGGAAGCGTCTACTATGAATGATGGTGGCACAACAACATTTTGCAATGCACGTAAAGCTTCTGCTTTCTCGTAAACATTACCATAGGGTATTTCAACTTGAATTGCACGTACATTTAATTGGTCATTGGTCTCTGGCACCAGTTCAAAGCTATACTCATTTGTTCCTTTAACAGCATCATTCAACTTGTCCACTGAGGAAAACGTTACTGTTTCTAACAATACACCTTGTGGATTACGAACGTACACAATTATATGTTCATTCTCATTAAGACCATTGAAAATTGCATTAAGCATACTCGCTTCTTTCCCGATGGTATATTGTTAGCGTCGTTCGTTCTGTCGTAAACAGAGTGTTGTGTGGGTGGTATAAAGATACCACCCACACAACTTAGTTCATGACTGGTACTACTCCTCACCCTCCTGTACACCAGCCTCTAGGATTGCATCTACCCTTGATGTAGGTTTACCATCGTACTCATCTGGTACAATAACCAATGTACATTCAAGTCCGATTACATCCTCTTCCTCGAATACTACTTCTCCTTCTAGGTCATCCTCAGCATAACCAAGAGCAAGCAGCAAACGCTTCAGAACCCATCGAGAGTTCTTTGCAAGCATAGTGTTATAGTATGCCTTGCGTCCAAGAAACTCTTCTGGCTCTGTGATGCTAAAGACCCAACGGATCATAGGATTTCTTGTGTTCTTTGATACTGTCTCCTCACACTTCTCTACCATAGCTTGGTAATAGCCTTGAGGCAACGGCGTAAATGTAGTGTTAACACCAGTCATATCAACTCGGATAGTCACAGTAAGTTCCCCCTTTTTTGGGTATTGTCAGTGTGTGTCACTTGGTCGTCGCTTTTGCAGGGGATTTTTTAATATGTATTGCTCCTTTCACCCCTTTTGCTTCAATAAGCCCAGCATCTTCCATTGATGCACCTTCAACTACACGCTTGTAAATGCTGCGTAGAGTATTGGCCTCTTCTAATGATTCAAACGTTGGAATCTCAATTGTGCTAGGTAGACTGTGTTCAGACCTGCTCTTTGCTACAATCCTATTGAATGGTGCAACCTGCAAATAGCGTGAGATTTCTTGACCACGTACCTTTGCATAGAGATACCCAACTATATCAAAGTCTTTTGGTAGTTCGGTTGCAATCTTATTGGATAAGTTGGGACGAATTCTGCGTATACCAGTTACGTCATTGGTGTACTCATCACTTAGGGCTGTAGCTATGAAATTGACTGGCGCTGTTTTAAACTTTGCAATCACCACCCGCATGCGAAAAGTCGCATGCATCCAATCTCCTTGTGTTGGTGCATAGTCAGAAGCGTTTTTCCCACGCCTACCTCCCATTGACACACGAGTTTGAATTATGTTCAAATACGTGGACGTCAAGCAATCAACTATAACTGTTCTGTACTCGCCAGCGTTGTAGCGCACGTAATTCGCTACGTTGAT